TGTCTTGGTCCTATGTAAGCACTCTGTTGATCTTCAATGCTTTTTATAACACTGTGCCAATCAATCAAATCTTTGCAATTACCCACGTATTCAAGCATTTAAAAAATCTCCTGGCCAATTGCCATAATTCATTTTTACAGTTAATTCATACAATTTAAAAGTGTCGTACAGTTCACCTGTGAGACTTTGAGCAAATCTAGGATGATTGGGATCAAATAATATAGATTTTAATAATTCTTTAGACACATATCTGTCTTCGTCACAGGTGCAACCGTAAAGATCCATTATGCGAACTTTGTTGTTGTTATCCAAATAAAACGTGTGTGGGTACAAATTAGATTTGTGTATATTTTGTGACAATAAATCTGACAAAATATCTTTGATCTGTTGTTGCCAGTTGGAAACTGCGGATATTTCACCAGTGTGTATGAATTTACTTAAACTACGATCATACCATTTGAATTCGATCGTTCTATTTCTGTGATCAATGTTTAAAATTTCAGGGGCATATGGTTTATTTTTTAATTTTTCTATATAATTAATTTCTCTTGAAAACCAATTTTGTCTAAGATCATCAGTCATATTGGGATTAATAAAATATTGATTACTGTTAAAATTCATCCTAAATATATCTTTGTTAGGATTGATCAATGGCTCATATACCATATTAGCCACAGCTAGTGTGCCCAGTTCATGTTTATAAAAATTATTCCAATGTTCAATCATAACTAACCTTTATATCAAATCCGCAAATGTCTACTACTTTGTTCACTTGTGGCAAATGAGTGCGTTCTATTTCAAAACTGATTTCAGTTTCAGAAATTTTTTTAAATTTGTTTATGCATCCTTGCTTGTTTAATCTATTTAAAACTATGGAAAAACTATGATCAAACAAATATCTTAAATTGTATGGTGGATTGTTCACTGTGATTTTAACAGCACAAGGATCTTTTAATTCAACTTTGTTCAATAACTTTCTTATGACCAATTGAATGCGTGACTTATAACCTAGATTAGCTGCAGAATGTATGCGTCCTGCGTCCATAAGATACACTGTGTTGTCCACTTCAGTGGGGTACATTTTTAAATTTTTTAAATCATACAGATAACTGTGTTCACCTTGCAGTGTCAAATGATATCGATCATCTATGTCAGCATGAGCACAATAACTCTCGCCTGGTTCCAACACAATTATTCTTGCTTCACCCACAGATCCCAATTGAGCAAACAGATCCACAATAGGTTGTTTTTTGAATTCTGTTTTTAACTGCCAAGCATCATAGAAAAAATCTCCAGTGGGTTCGTTCAATTGAGTTTTTGGTAAATCCAAAATTGGCAAACTGTTAAAAATTTCTTTGGCTGAACATGTGATATTAATTTGGTCAAGCATAGCTGTACTTATCGTGAAAAATTATGTGGGCAGTTAATTACGATAAATACTCAGTCCATACTATGTCCAATTTCGAGCAGTCAAATTCCAGTGATGAATCATCAGCCAATGCTGGCCAATCATCTGAACAGTTAATCAGGATACAGAGCAACCAAAAAAAAGATAGTTTTAGGATAGAATTATTCCTCAGCAACAGATGCAACTACAAGTGCTGGTATTGTTTTCCAGGATCCAATGAAGGCACACACGGTTGGCCTGATCTTGAATTGATCAAAAAGAATCTTTCTCATCTCATTGAACATTACAAAAAAAATGTCGGCAAAAAAGATTTCTATCTGCACCTCATAGGAGGCGAGCCCACCATATGGAAAGATTTTGGAGAATTTACCAAATATTTTAAAGAACAATTCAACTGTTTGATTAGCATGAGCACCAATGGATCACGCACACTGAGATGGTGGGAAGAATATGGTCATTACAATGACATTGTGATGCTGAGCTGTCATCATGAAAAAGTGGACGTGCCACATATTGTTGCTGTGGCAGATCTGTTGTACAAAAAAGGAGTCAGCGTGGATGCCAACGTGCTGATGGATCCACATGCTTGGGATAAATGTGTGGCCATAGTGGAGCAGTTAAAATCCAGCCGAAAAAAATGGGCCATAAATGTATTAGAAATTTATCACAGCACCGTAAATTACAATGAAGAACAAAAGAAATATCTCAGTGATTGTAACAAAAGAAATCCATCATTTTTTGAACTGTTTAACTGGAAAAAAAGAAGATTTGAAAAATTTAATTCCACTCCCACATTGCATTTTAACAATAAGAAAAAGAAAAGAGTATTGCAAAATTATCTTTCATTGAATGGTATGAACAATTTTAAAGGATGGCAATGTAACGTGGGTGTGGACACCATACAGATCGACAAGCATGGATTAATCAAAGGTTCTTGTGGCAATCGTCTTTATAATTTGAATCGTTCATTCAATCTGTTTAACCATGATTTTACTGATAACTTTTACCCTGATATTGTGCCCACAATCTGCGAAAGAGAACGTTGCAAATGTCAACCCGAAATCAACTGTAATAAAAAAATTTATGAGTAACACAGCACAATTAAAAACAATTTACGAAACCAGTGTGTTCAAAAACATACTGCATCTCATTGATGATGTGTATTTTCCTTTGTCCAGACAATGGAAAAATATTGGCGTCAGTGTGAGTGGTGGTGCTGACAGTGCTCTAATGGCATATCTGCTGTGCGATTTAATTGTAAAAAATCAATTGAATATCACTGTGCATATTATTACCAATGTTAGATGTTGGAAAACTAGACCTTGGCAACGTCACAACAGTATGGAAGTTTATGATTGGTTGACTGATGAATTTAAAAGCATAAAATTTAAAAGACACGAAAATTTCATTGCTCCTGAATTAGAATGGGGATCAAAGGGACCTACCATTGTGGATGAATACGGTAGATTAAAGAGTGGTAATCAAATAGAGTTAAGAGCACATGCTGAATATGTGGCTCACACAAAAAAATTAGATGCTTGGTACTGTGGAGTAACCAAAAATCCTGATAAAGAATTTGATCATCGTCTCACTGACAGAGATGTGTTGCTCGACACATTGTCTGACACAGTGTTGGATAGATTAATCAAAGCACACATGGGCGGCTATGCTTGTCACCCTTTCACTTATGTGCAGAAAAATTGGATAGTTGCCCAATACAAAAAATTAGGCATAATGGACCTATTCAATCTCACTCGCAGTTGTGAAGGTGACCGTGACACATCACCTGAAATCTTTGGAGACTTGGACTACAGGACTTATGTGCCAGGGCAGCCCGTGCCTGTGTGTGGAAAATGCTTTTGGTGTCAAGAGCGACAATGGGGAGTAGACAGTGTCAGATCATAATGAATATTGGATGAATCCAGAAGACTCACAACTGGGCAAATGGCAGAGAGAAATAGAATCTGTCACAGGCACACCTACCTATTGTATATTGCCTTGGATACATTTTGCCACCAGACCCAATGGTGATATGAGGCTGTGTTGTTCAGCCAATGCCAGTGGTGCTGGATCTGATCACACAGTGGGTATTATTAAAAAAGAAGATGGTACACCTGCCAACTTTGGCGTGGATACTCCCATGAGTGCTTGGAACAATGATTATATGAAAAGTGTGCGTACCACTATGCTGAAAGGAGAGATACCTGCCAGTTGTCGCAAGTGTTTTGATGAAGAACGTGTGGGTGTGGTCAGTAAAAGAATTTGGGAGACTGGCACTTGGTATCGAGATGGTGTGGATGTGCCTGAACTGATACGTCAAACCAAAGAAGATGGCACCGTGCCTGAAAAATTATTGTATTTGGATCTGCGTTTGGGACACACTTGCAATATCAAATGTGTGATGTGTTCTCCACACGACAGCAGCAAATGGGTGAATGACTGGCAACAATTGATGCCACAATTACAAAACAAAGAAGTCAAAGATCAAATTCAATGGGATCGCAAAGAATTCAACAACTTCTGGCATGAAAAAGATACATTCTGGCAGGAGATGTATCGTCAGATACCCAATCTCAAACAGGTTTATTTTGCTGGTGGTGAACCACTGATGATCAAAGAGCATAAAACATTTATTGAAGAAATCATACGTCAAGGTTATCAAGATCGCATATTGCTGCGTTACAATTCCAATGGCATATTAGTGGATGAAGATTTAATCCAGTTATGGAGTAAATTTAAAAAAGTTAAATTTGCTGTGAGCATGGATGCCACACATCAGCGTGATGAATACATACGTTTTCCCACACAATGGGCCACAGTGGAAAAGAATTTACACATGTTGGATAACACTCCTGACAACATACAAGTGAGTTTGGCCACTGCCATACAAATTTTTAATATCAAACACTTGCCTGATTTTATGAAATGGAAAATACAGAGCGGATTTAAAAAATTAAATGTGGGCACAGTGCCTGGTGGAGTACAAATGGGTGGTGGATTGGTCAACATGCATTTATTATACATACCAACTTTTTTAAGCATACAAATATTACCTCAAGAAGACAAACAACAAATAAGAGAATTGTTTATGGATTTTAAAGATTGGTTGTGGCAAAATTATAGACAGGATGATAATTTCTGGAAAACAAATCCTTATGGTTGGAGACGCTGGGAGGCAGTGTTACTACACATGGAAGCCAAAGATAATTCTAGACTGCTGCCTGGATTCAAAGAGTACGTGAATAAATTGGACGCTATCAGAGGATTGAGTGCTGCTAAAATTTTTCCTGAGTTAGCACATCTTTTATAGCCTTAAACACCCAGGCATCACCTTCTGGTCCCATGTGATTCACTGTGAAATGAAATATATCATTCAACCAGTGATTTTCAAATTTGTGTCTAAAGGAATCTGTTCTACAACTGATATAGAACAAAGGTGTACGCATCTCCACTCCGTGTTTCCAATCATGTAAAAATTTAATGTCTTTTAATTCTGCTTTGGGCCAATCATGTATGCGTATGTCTCCAAAACTCCAAAGGTGTATAATTTTTCCAGATACTTTGCTGAGATATTCATGATCCAACCAATATGCTGTGGCTGTGAATTCCATTCTTTCTTTGTTCCAATCACGCAGATGTTCTATGTACATCTGTGCTGCCTTATATCTAGGATCGTCTTTTTTATATGCTTTAGGACCTGTGAAATCTCCTTTGTGATGATATATTCTGTAAGGTTCAGTCCAGCAAAACACTGTGTAATCTAAATTTTTGTATTGATCAAAGTTTTTTGTGTAATCTATCACTGTGGTCCAATAGCTGGAACCCCCCACTCCATTGTGAACAATTTTGCTATCAAAATGATCTGCCAGTTGTCCCATCCAGTTGTGTTTTTCAGCATAGGAACAAAAACTATCTCCAAAAAATCCTATCTGCTTTTGGGCACCTGCACGTCCGCGATACATACACATCTCCTTTGATTACAAATGATTGATTGGGTGGGAAATTCAAAACTTTCATTGTATTTTTTTCCCACAAAGTTATTCAACTCAACTCTACACCCTGCTCCCAAATACATGCGTTTGTCATAGTTTATATATATTCTATTGATGCCTGCATCGCATTTGAAACCACTCCAGTCCACAATGTCATGAGTGACTGCCCAATAAGGATCAAAATCTTTGATGCCTTCCTCAGTGATCATGTACATGTCTCTGTTCAATTTGGAATCCACTCTTGGACTGATTCTGCTTTGTGCTCTGATAGGAGCTTGAAAAATTTGTTTTTGTTCTGCAGTGTAAGGATATAAATCTCTTTCTTCTACAGTGTCTGATTCCCAAGTGTGATGTAAAGGTTTGGCTTGTATGCCCCATTGTTTGTGTTTACTGTTTTTTAAAACTTCTATTATTTCCAAACATTTATTCCAATCGTTAGGTTTCATCATCACATGACAGATGCTGTCGATTTTTTGTTCTATCAAATTGTCACACACTGCCACAATGTGATTGGGATCCGCAAATTCTGGATGAATGCTGAAATGCACAGCAAAAAAGTTTTTAGCATGCTCCTGCCACCAATGCAGTTTTCTACTGCCATTGGTAATGGGTATGATATAATTGTTGGATTTGGAATTTATGTAAGTACACAACTCGGCAAAATCTTTGTACAGTGTGGGTTCTCCACCGCCAAATTTCCAAATGTAATCTGTGATTCCTAATTTGCTGTAATGATTGTGTAGTTTGTCTATGAACGTTTTGCTTTCATCCAAGTTTATCCAAGGAAAACTATTGTTGTGCAGTATGGGCAGGCAGTATGAACAATTGTAATTGCAAGTGTTACCCAAAGTCCATTCAATCTGCAGCACACGATTGAATTCTTTAAATTTATAATCTATTTTTTCAATCAGCATTGTTCAACTTGGTTATGTTTATGTCTGCAGCACAAGTGCACCATTTGCGAGTACAATCAATGGGATCTGTGGGTTTTGCAAAAGTGCCTTGATAGATGTTGCCCAAACTGCCACCCACTCTACAAGTGGCTCGATGAACTTCGCCATCCCAATTGATCATAAGACTTTCCACTCCAGCCATACAACTCCATCCTAGAAATTGATTGGTTTTATTGATCAACAAATCATTCACATTGCATTCTACTGTGTTGTCTATGAGAGTATTTTTTGGTGGTGTGTGATTGCTCACTGCCAAAAATTCTTTTTCTTCTTCACTGTAATGAATCATGTCTTCAAAATCATCATGTGTTTTGGTCCAGCGTATAGGTCTCAATGCATAGCGTATGCCCGCATCTAAAAGAGCCTCACAAGCGTCTTTAACGTCTTTTAAACGCCCTGGCAGCATCATCATATGCACTAGAACATTTTTGTTGGCAGACTGCTTATAAACCTTGATAATTGTGTTTATGACCTTCAACCAATCAGATTCCAAATGCACACTGAACACAATGTGATTGATATAATTTTCCAAAATATTTTGGTAGAATTCCACAGTTCTGGTACCATTGGTGGTGATGTTGATCCAACTGATTTTATTTTTGGCATGTTGTAACAACTGTTCTATGTCTGGATGCACACAAGGTTCACCGCCAGTCAAACTGATTCTCACATTGGGTATGGTGCTCAATGTGTCCACAGTGCTTTTCAATATCTCTATATCTGTGTGTTCACTGTGATTGTCATGTATTTCTGCTGGGCAATAACTGCAATCCAAATTGCATCTTTTGCCAAGATTCCATTCCACTTTGACACTGTTTCTAATATGAGGATACAAGTGTTCCACTTTAAACATAATCAGCAAACTCCGGATTTATTTTTTCAAAAGGTCCTTGATTTCTTGTGGCATCTAATCTGCGATTAAAATCCACACAATCCATCCAGTATTGGTTAAGATCTTTGGCTTTTAAAAAATTAATGTTGTCTTGAATCTGTTGTAGAGTAATTTTTTCCAATATTGGATGTTGTTTGACCAATGTATAATCTTTTATTCTAGATTTCATTGCTTCCAGTTTGTCTATCACTTGATTTTTTAATTTTGCTGGCAACACTTGAGCACTCAATGCTCGGGGATAGTTTACTCTGTGACTGTAAAACACAATGCCTAGATCATTTAAAAAGTAATCAATCACACGATCTATTTGCATGATATTGTTGGCTTGCACTGTGAATGCTCCCACTATTCTACTCACAGAGGGTATTTGTTTCATTATTTTTATGTTGTTGACCACATCCATAAACTTGCCATTGCCTCGGATATATTCATAAGTGTCAAAGATTCCGTCAATGCTCACATTCACTGCCACACTTTTAAATTTAGGCCAGTAGTCTTGTATGGTTCTTCCACCTTTGATTCCCAACACTGTGCCATTGGTGGCATATTTGATTTCAATGTTGGATCCATTGGTGCTTAATAGGTCTAATATTTTGTAATGTGTGGGATCCATCAGAGGTTCACCACCAGCAAACTCCACACGTTTAAAATAGGGAATAAGTTTTTTTAAATTGTCCCAAAAGTGTGGTTTATTTTCGAAAAGATCCACGTGTGGTGCTTGTGTTAGGCCCAGATCTTCCACTGCTTTGACCAAGTAATTGCCTTCTTTCTTGTAATGATCCACTATGCTGTTCCAATCTTTCCATTGTGTGCTGTCCAATGGATTACACATACGACATTTTAAATTACACAAATTGTTAATTTTGATTTCCATAGTGGGCAATTCAAAAGGCATGGTGTAATCTTCTTTTAAACTGTCCAAAGCCGTGGGATAAAGATTGATTCTTGATTCAGGAATATTGTCACTGATGTGTCTTTGTCGCAAACTTTGCACTCCTTGATCTTCCAAATCAAAACAAGGTGCACACACATTAGGTCGCTCATTGTTCAACACCTGACGTCGCACTTCACGCATTTTTTCATTGTTCCATGCTTGTTCCATGGTTTCATTTTGTATGTTACTGATGGGTAAACTTCTGCAACACACCTTGATAGCACCATCTTCTCTGGTGGCCAATCCTGTGAATGGATGCATGCAGAATGTACAACTTTTATTTTTCATTTTTCTTTCCTATAATCATAAATCTTTTGTATTTTTCTGTTTGTAATTCGCTGGGTTCCATTATAGGATACAGTTTGCTTTGTGAAACAAACTGATTTAAATCTTTCATGGGATTCACATGTTCAGGAATCACATAGTCATTGCTTTGCAACACAATAATTTTGTCTTTGGGTATTAAATTCAACCATTCATTGTATTGTTCTGTTGTCAAATGCTCACACACTGTGTTAATAATCATGTCATAACGATCATAATCTTTATAAGTCATCATGTCTTGAGTGACAGCACGGAATCTTCCAGCGATTTCATACTGTTTGTTCATGGTGTTTGCTGTGTTTTCACACTTGCTGTCTATGTCCATGCTGGTTATTTTGTTCACATACAGATCACTGTTGAATAAAAGTGTGGCCATCACTCCATACCATCCACCACAAATTAAAATATCCATACTGTGTGCTCTGGGTAATTTTTTTAATTGTTCAATCAACCATACTTTGCTGTTGATTTGACCTTTCCAAAAACTTTCCAGTGTGCGATATCTATCATCAGATTGTCTGATAGCATCCATCCAAAATAAAACGTCTTGTATATTAATTTTCAACAAATTGTACTCCTAGTTTATCAAATGAACCGCATTGTTTGGTGCATTCTTTCAATCCCACTGTACTCCATTGTGCTTCTATTTTTGAAAAAAATCCACCGTCAAATATTTCTTTCAATGTTTTACGATGCAAGTTGGGAAATTCTGAAATTTTTTCCATGTAATCTATTCTAGATTCTTGCATGGGAGGTATCCATTCCATATCCAACCAACAGCAAGGTGATACATTGCCACACGCACTCACATACAACTGTTTGTATTTTTGTGCCTTACAAACAATGTGTGGTTTGACTTCTTTTTGTGCTGCTTCAGCCAAAGGAATCATGTCCAAACTGGTTTGAGTGGGTTGAATTCTGTGTGTGGGTCTACCCATATCATCAATCACTTGCAGATAATCTTGTTTGAATCTAGAAGTGTGTTTGATTGAAAAATCCACAAAGCCCATTTGTTTACTCATAGTTCTTGCTTCTTCAATCTGATGTTCATTGTGAGCAAACACCAGCATGTGCCATTTGGCCACTCCACCTGCTGAGATAAATGCTTGAGCATTTTCAATTATTTTGTTAAAATCTGTACTGATCCTATAAAGATGATGAGTATCAGCCAGGCCATCAATGCCAAATGTTACTTTCACTTTCAATTGAGCCAATCTTTGCCACCATTCTGGATCTCTAGCACTGCCGTTGGTGTGCATGGCCAATCTAATATTGGGATTCGCTTCACGCAAATACTGATATATTTCCAATGTGTCTTTGGATATGATAGGATCTCCCAAATTACCGCACATAAACAAACTGTCCAATTGTTTTATAAAATCCAGTTCAAACCATTTTTTAAATACATCCAAAGTTATCTCATCCAGTTTGATAAATGGATTCAATGGTCCTCCACTGATTCTTCTGGGACACATAGGACATCGGGCTTGACACTTGCTGGTGATTTCCAAATGAATATCTTTTATATCTTGATATCTATACATGTTTGGCCTTGGGAATTTTTGAATCTGCTGAACTCACACAAGTGGGAGTTATGCAAATTCTTGGTTTATCAAACAGTTTAAATCCTTGTTCTATGCTGCCCAGTGGTTCATCATGACAACTGTAACTTCTTTTGACTTCTCCACCTGGTTCTCTTATGACACAACTTTGATATCCAGCATTACAGTGCCATCCTTTGAATTTATTAAAGCCAAAAGCATTAAATCTCTCTGCTTGATCCATGTAATACTTGTTGCCTTGAGCATCCGTCATTTCAATTTGAAATAAATTTTTGTAATTTTCACCTTCTTGTATGCGTTGAGGGAAACCTGTTTGTAAAGTATTCAGTTGATCCGGAGTATAACCTTCAACAACAAAACTTGCTGTGGGATCACTCTGTGGTTTGAGTGTGACATTGATACCTCTGGAATTAAATCTTGCACACCTGTCATAGTATTCTGTGAATCTATTAGGCACCATCACTTGATTGATTGTGACAAACACATTGTTCTTCATCAACAGTAATATTTTATCTCCAAATTTTTGTTCATCAGCAAATTCAGCATGAAAACTTGCAGTGATGCTGCGACGGTTTAATGATTTTGTGGCTTCTAACCATCTTTCCCACCATTTTTCTGAAGGACTTAGGTTAGTGGTCATGTGAATACTCTGATATTCTGGAGCAGAATCAGCACTGTAATGCTGTACCAATTGTAAAAAATCTTTGTAGGCAGTGGGTTCTCCACCTGAAAAACTGAAATGATAGTCTGTGAATCCATTCAGTCTAGCCTGGCGCTTGATTTCATCCACCACTGCTGTGTAAACTGACAATGGTCTGTGATCTTTCTGTTTGCTTTTGGCATAAGGCCAGCAATAAGAACAATCATAGTTGCAAAAACGAGCCAAGATCCAACTCACAGAAAACAATTTGCTGTCCAGCATGGTGCGTTGACCAAAGTTTATGATTTTATCAAATGGAATGTTAGAATCTATCATAATATTTCTTTCTCCATGTATGGAAATTGTCCCACAAACGCCAATCGCAACCATTCAAAATTATTGATCATTCTTAAAGCATCTGAATTACTTCTGTTGTCTGTGCCATACACTCTGCCTGCCAGTGCTCCAGCAATGGCATATTCTCCATATGGTTGATCTGCACCCACTGTGCACCAGATCAATAATCTTTTTTCAGTTTCTTTGTCCACTTGACGATCAATCACTTTGCTGCTGAGTTTGACACACTCTCTGAAAGCACTTTTCCATGTGTTGAATGGATCTGTGTTGAAATCTGTGCTGTTGGATACTTCGTACATGGCTCTAAATCTATTGGATATGCTGGTGGTCATGTCTATTCTGTTAGGATCCATATGCATGGTTAATTTTTTAGGCAATAATTTTACTCCACCGTAACCATATTCTAATTCGTTGATGGGATTTGAACTCCTCCACACATGCACAGCATCCATGTCTCTGTCAGGCACTTCATAATCAAACTGAAAATCATCTTTAACCACAGCATCACCGTCCACTACCCAAAACATTTGAGTTAAACTCAACGTGGCAGCTCTAATGTGTGCTTGTTGAATGCCTTTTACACCGTGAACTCTTTGTGCCAATGGAAATCTTTGTTTTAACAGAGCATAATTTTGATCTGCGTTGGGTTCATTGTAACTGATAAAAAATATATCGTACATCATATGGTCTTTCTAATAGTTCTAGGTGAATTAATATATACCTTTTTGAAAAATGCACTGCTTTCTGCATCATATGGTTCAGTGGGAAATTCCATTTGGAATTTTTCTTTGATCATTTTGCCCAAAGAAACACATTTTTGTTTGACATCCTGTGCATTCATGCTATTATTGTTGCTGGTACTGATCCATAATTGTTCTAAAATTTTAAAATCTCTCACTTGTTTGAAATCCCATGTGGTGCAAAGTGTTCTGTAGCATCCTTCTCTGGCTCCCGCGATAGCCCAAATACCATATTCCACATCCTGACCCACAGTCATCCAAATCAATAATCTATGATAATTTTGCCACCACAGTTGGTCCAACGACTGTATTTTAAAATTTTTGTACAAACTCATTTTGACGCCTTCTCTAAATCCAGCTCGCCATGCTTGTTTGGGTGTGCTATTGATGTAACTGGTAGAATAATTTTCATTGAATTGAAATAGTTTATCAAAATAACAAAATTCTATCTCATTGTTATCCTTACCAGAGTAATTTTCATGTGTTTTCATCTCATTCACAAAAGTTTTAGTCCATAACTTTAAACTGCCATTGCCATACTTCAATCCATTCACATTGGTATGTCCACACCAGCTGAAGATGTATGAATCATCCATGCCCATGCTGTTGAGATCCAGTTGAACATTAAGAAATTTAGAATCTATTTGTGTGTCTCCATCCACAGTTAAAAAATATTCTGTGTCAGACACAGCAGCACAGGCTTTGTGTGCAGCATCTGACCCTTCCACGCCGTGAACTCTTTTAGCCCAAGGTATTTTTCTTTTTAAATCTGCATAATTTCTGTCAGCATTGGGCTCATCATAACTTAAAAATATAATATCACAATCTTTGATAGCAATCTTATGCATAAATCCTTTCAATAGAGTAATCAAAAATCTTTCTACAGTAAATGTCCATGTTTGTTTTTGCATTCATATCGATCTGCACACTGTCTTGAGTAAGTAATTCATAAAGATTTAGATCCAATGTTTGAATCAGTTGTGTGGCATCGTTGAGTTTACAACAATAAAACTTATGGGTACGATGGTTTTCTTTGGAAACTATGGTCTCCAAAGTTTTTTTGAATATTTTGTCCGCAACAAATTCAATTTTGTTTTGATTCAAATGCAATTTTATTTGTATGCCACTGTGAGTTTTAATTTTATTAGGAATTTTGTAAATATTCTGATTGATTATTTCAGTTTTTTTAGAATGAATTACGTTTTCCACGGGGTTTAACACTCCATGTTTTTGAATTTGATATTGACCATTATGATATATCACCTTGTATTTGTGTATGGACTCTGCACCCATGATAAATTTTTCACCTAAAGCAGTATCTATGGCCAGACTGTTGTTGGTTTTGCTACCTGAACAGCCTAAAATTTTTCCTGATTCTGGATCAAATGTCACGTACATATAATTATTGGTTTGATTCATAATATTTTTTTTCAATGATTGCAAACAATTCATCAGTTAAAAATTCATTCTCCACATAATGCAATACTCCACGTTGACGAAAATTGTCAATTTTAATATGACCTTCCATATCATGATACACATTTACTTTTTTCATCCAATGATCTGGCACTGTTTTCCAGTCTTGAAGATGAGGTTTCATATGAGTGAATGTGACATAAGGCACTCGGCTGGTAATTTTTTCAGTGATACCCAATAGTTTACTGGCCAGCGCCACACTCACATCCATGCTGCACCATTTTTGAGTGTGTTTGGGAGTGAATCTGTCATAGAACAATGTGTGATTTCTCACTATATCTCGTAAAAGTTCCACAAACTGATCATTTTCTTTGCATCTTTGATAGTAATGCACACCACAGTAAAGATTAGGTAGACTATTGCTTGTGAAAGTTTTGCGATAGTGATCACTGTGATTGAATTCATCTCTGTAATTTTTAACTGCACTGGTGAAATACATTTTGTAGTTTTTTAAAAACTTCCACCAATGACTGATATCATTCAACACCAACATATCTGCATCCAATATTATTGAATGTTTGAAAGGAGTAGCTGTGTAAATTTTATATCTGTTCTGTATTTTCCAATCTTGGTCCACTGCTTCATCCATGCCAGGAATATCCACCACGTGATCAAACATTGCAGACACAGTTTTTGTGATGTTAACATTTGTGATCAAACACACTTTGCTGTGAGGCATGTGCGTTTTGATACTCATAGCCAATGCATGTGCCTGTCTCACATAATCCACTTGCTCATTTTGCTGTGCAAACACACAGAACCCTTGTTCTATCATTTGGAAAACTCCTCGTCAATGATGTGGTCCAAACTGAATTTGTTCATCACGTGTAGATTGATGTGTTTGGCCAAAGTTTTTGTGTATCCTTGTGTGTTGTACAATGAAACAGTCCAACAGTCCTGATTAAAATTGTCTGCTTTGTCTCTGTCAGTGATGTAATACAACGAATCTGGCAAGCCTTGTGGCCATGCACCTTTACAATATCCATTCAACATGTGTATGGCCATGCTGAAAGCAAAATCGTTTCTAAAATTTGGTTCATGTATCTGCCATGTGAATCTGTAAAAGTCCCAATGATTTTTAATGTGTGCAATCAAATCAAACAACTGTTTGACTCTGGGAGTTTTTTTAAAATAAAACACTGTGGCCCAATACATCTCCATGCCTGTTTCACTGATGTATTTGATTTTCCATTCAGGTTGATTAAAATAATTAATGTAAATGGATTTTTGATGTATTAAAAAATCTTCTTTGCTGTGAAAACATCGGAGTAAATTATCATTACCCACTATGTAATCAGTGTCCATCACAATGGTTTCGTCATATGGAGTGAGTTCATAAGCAGTGGATCTCAAATGATTTTTCCATACATCTTTGATCTTGTGTTCCATGCCATTGTAAAAATCTCGAGTCTGAAGGGTTTGATGCTCATTGATATCTATCACTTGATCAAATACTGTGGCTTGCTTTTTATATTTGTTATTTAAGTGTGCTTGATTGGAAGTGATCAAAGTCACTGGTAGATGTAGATGTTTTTTGACCTGCACAGCAGCAAAAATAGCCTGCTTCACGTAATCAACTGTTTCATTGTTGTGAGCAAACATCACAATGCCTTGAGATTTCATGGCTTAAATCTGTCCTTTATTTTTGATCAGCGTTTGATATTCTGTGTAATATTGATTGAGATTGGTTTGATATGTGTGCCAAGCAGCAGAGTTATATTCTTCCAAATCGTTCACCAAAACTGGTGTTTGATAGTCATCCAATAATACTACATCTTTGGTTCTATGTAGGTCTATGTATGACTTGCACAAGCTCAACAGATTGCCCGTGACTGTGAACTGATGTCCTTGATAAAACAAAATATTGCTGTCCACAAATTTGTCTTTTAATAACTGCAACTGATTATTAAAATTTTCCATTTGATTGACTGCACTGAGTCTATCTTCTATGTCTGTCATATTCATGATTCTCCTAGTTGAAATTATATAAGATTTTCAGCCAAAAGTCAACTGCTGTTGATATTTAGATAGATTAGGTTTTGGTGATTGGTGAAATGGTTTAGGCAGTTACAGTGCCGCTCATGGCACCAAAAACAGGTTCCGTGATGGTGATAGGATCACTCAGTGCCCCGTTGGCAATACGTCTATTCACGTTGATGTTGAGATTGCCATCCACATCTTCGTCCACGTTGCCTGCAGCAGCATCATTTAGGGTGATCTGGAATTCTATCACTAGATTGGAAACGTCAGTGAATCGCACTTGAATATTAAAATTGTTGGAACTGTATGTGCCTGCAGCACTAGTGGTATACACAGTTTGGAATGTGGTGGTCAGTGTGGTGTAGGCCACAGATGAAGACAGTGTGCCGCCTGATCCTGATCTGCTGGAAGCTAGATTGGCAAAAGTCAGTGTGCCCATGTTAGTGCCAAATAAAGAATTCCAATCGTTGACCTTAGCAGTGGTGCTGCCGGATATGTTCATATCAATCTGCACAGCTCCGCCTGAATTAAAAAAATGTCTAGCAGCAGTGGTGCTGGCAAAAGTCACTGTGAAATTGCCCACACGTGTGGCATTCCAAGTGGTGGTTCTCACATAACTGGAAGCAGTGTTGCCTGTGGTCAATCTGCTGGCACTAATGGTGTTGCGGTTGGTGTTGATATTGGTAGCTAGTGATTCGAATAATGTGTAAGAATTATTAAGTGCATTGGATTCATCCACTGTGTTGGCAGTGCTGACCACAGCCAATGTGGGATATGAATTGTTCTGATGCAGATAGGCTTTGCGAATGTCCAATCTCAAAGTGTTCATGTGATCGTCTTCAATCAACTGATTTTGTGCCACTTGCGAACTTTGCAGTGCTTGACCATAACCAGAATCTCCTGATCCTGTGCTCAGCACATTGGCCACTGTGGATTGAATCACATTGTACCTTGCTGCTGTTATTAGATCACCTACTGCCATATTAAAAGTATTTAGTTGGGTTGAACTGTCCCATGAATATTTTAGACATCATATTGATTATTATTTGATATAACACTCAACCAGAGAAACGCCTGATCTGCTGTCAGCTTCCAAAGCCACTGCAAAATAATCACCTTCTGTGACTTTGATACCAATTCCTGCTGTGCTGCTGACTCCAATTTTATCACCTTTGGTTACTGTGCCTGTTACCAAAACTGGCACTCTGCCTTTGATGGCCACAGATGTGCCGCCTTGTAATTCAGCGTTCATCAAATATGCTGGAGCACCGCTCACCACACCCACCACTATGCTGCCTTCAGTGGCTTTTTGAATTTCTTTTGCACCGCCTATGCTCATCACGGTGCCAATGGGATGATTCGCATCTGCCAAATATTTCTCTGCCAAATCCGCATATCTTGCTTGAGTGGCCACGCCATTGAAAATATTGGCTGATAAATTTCCTGAAGCATCTCGTAATGCCACTGTGTTCACTCCTGATGCTGTGGATCCTGAATAGTTGGTCACACCCACTGTGATGTTGGTGGCTTTTTCTGATAGTCCATAAAAATTGTCAGCAAACACATTGGCAAATCTGTTGCCATTGGTTCCAATATCATAAGTGCTGTCTATTCTAGGTTCAAAGCCTGTTGCAGTCACGCTCACTGTGTGAGTGTTGCTGGCTCCCATTTTGATCACTGAACCTACTTCGTTGATAATTCTACCTTCGTTACCATTGATGATGCTCACTCTAAGATCATTGCCAGTACCTACTGTGAAACCTGTGTCATTGAAACTGGTATTGCCACCCACTTGTAAAAAGTTAGCAGCATCTACTCCGCCTAATTTTAGTGCGTTGGCTGCTGTGCCCCAAAATCTATGATCTGTGGTGGTAACTCCGTTGGCAGCTGCCAAGGTGTTCACCATAGTGATACCTTTTTTGATTGCATTAAATCCTGTGATAGCCTGCAAAGGATCCACTGTGTTGATGGTGAATTCTGTGCCGCTCACTATGAAAATCACTTCATCATCCACCAATGCTTCAATGATAGGTTGATCCACATTGAATGTATCTTTCACTGTGCGACTTTTTAATTGAGTAACTGTGGCTCCTACTCCTTGTGGTCCTACTAGTACAAATCCTGTGCCATTGTAAGCATACAACTGATCATTGGCAGTGTCCCACCAAAAATCTCCAGTGGTTAATCCAGCTGGTTGTGAGGTTCCTACTTCAGCCCCACCTGTGGTTCTAAATTTAACACCATCATAAAATTTTAATTTGTTAGCAGCACTGTCGTACCATAACTGTCCTGAAAGAGGTCTGCTGGGCTCGTTGGCTCCTGCAAAATTTTCCAATAAATGTACAAAATTTTCGTTTTGGATTTCTCCGTAGCCAGCGTAGTTTTTTCCCACTAATTTTAGGTTGGTGGTCTGGTCTACTGTGCCGTCTTGCACTGTTGTTAGTGTAGTACCTGCGTATCTGTCTATTTGATATGGCATATTTTTTTCCTATTACAAGTTTATTTATCTTAAACGGTTGATGTTAAATCGCTGTGGAAAGTCCAAGTTGGAGTGCCAGCAACGTTAGCAACTATGAATTGTTTTAATCCTCTGTTAACCACAGCAGTCACAGTACCTGTCACAGTACTGAAAGCAATATCTTGCAGCACAGTTTTGTTAGAATTGCCCAAAGCTGGTGTTCTTACCACAGCAGCACTGCTGGTGTTGTACAGTGCACCTGACACTGAATCTATGCCGGGTATAGTGGCTGAAATGTTTATGTCAAATTGTGTGCTGGGAGTGGCATTTTCTATCACTTTGGCCACTGTGTATGTGCCATCAAATCCTGTGGGAGCAAATACTCCTGATCCGTTACAACCTGAAATGGTCACTGTGTTGCCCACTTCATAAAAATGTCCTGATGGGGTGGTAATTCTAATGTGTCCTGGATCCAACAATGCTGCACCGCTGAGATAAGTTTGAATGGTCTGCACTGTGTTGGGAGCAGCATTTAAAGTTTGATCCACTGCTGTGAATGATTCATCTAATCCTGATTCTAAATTTGCTCCTGGAATATTCACGTTCAATGAACCTGACTCCACTGTGTGTACTCTAGCTATTCTACCTGTGGCACTTGCGGGTATTCCTAATCCTGCTCCAGCATATCCAGCCACTGGGTAAAGATCATTCAATAATCTTATGATGCTGCCATTCACTCCACCTGACAATGCGGAAAATCCTGTGATGTCTGCCACTAGACTGATAGGCAAGTATCCATCCACATAATCTTTTCTGGTGGCATCTGAAGCCGCAGTGGGCAAACCTAATCCAGTGATTCGGGCTGAACCTTGTATGCTGATAATGTTGGTGCTGGCTTGCAATTGTAAATTTCCTGTGGCGCTGATAGTGATACCTGACAGTGATAAATTGCCCACATTCAAACTGGTCAACGTGCCTATGCTAGTTAAACCAGGAGCGTTGATCACTGTAGCACCCAATGTGGTGCTGCTCAACACGCTGGTACCATTGATCTTGTATTCTTTGCCAGTGGCTAGATTAAAATGTTCTGAACTTTTCCAAGAATCTGTGGAATCTTCCCACAACAATGATTTGTCTGACACTGTGGACTTGATTATTATTCCACCTCCATCTATATAGGCATCGTTGCCTATGGCTGATCCAGTGATGGTGGCCAACTGAATGGTTTTGTCTTCCACTCTTAAATCTTCTGCTGTGACTGCTGTGCTGCTGCCGCTGGTGATTAAATTACCTTGTATTCTCACATCTCCTGTGATGTCCAATGAGTACGCAGGAGTGGTATTAAATATGCCCACTCTGGCAGCACTGCCATCCACAAATATGGCTGTGTATTCTGCAGGATTTTTAGCATTGATAGCGATATCAGCATTGCTCACATTGCTCACAATAATGTTAGTGTTGGGCAGAGTCACACTGCCAAATTTTAATTGAAGACTGTCATTCAATCCCAAAGTCAATCCTGAATTATTTTGTATTTTTAAACTGCCTGTGGTGATGTCGTTGGCATCACTGCGCAAAAATGAATCAGCCAATATGGTTGTTCCTAATCCATCAATCAATCCTTCAGCCAATGCGGCAATGCCTCTGTATTTGTAGGCTGTATTAGTGGTGTTGAATCCTTGATAGATTGTGCCTGTGGGATTACTTCCTGAAACTAATTCAGCAATCAATTGAGCAGAAACCGGAGTAAATTGTGCAGCACTCCACACACCTATCAGTGTGTTGCCCACAAAAAATTTCAGCACAGTCTTGGTTTGATTTTGTGTGTCCAGTATGCTTTGTGACACAAATCCTGACACGCCTTGTGCTGCAGTATGCACTGGTCCAACCAACACCAGATCAGTGCCGTCGAAGAAACTCATCTGATTGGTAAGACTGTTGAGCCAAATATCTCCAGTGGCTAAATTAGGTTGTGTGCTGGCTACAATAATACCATTGGTGGCAAATTCTGTACCATTGTAAACTTTCAATCTGCTTTCTGATGTGTCATACCATAATTGTCCACGCAAAGGATTGGCTGGAGCAGATGAGCTGGCAAAATTTTCCAGCATCTTCACAAAGTTTTCGTTGATCAGTTCACCAAAGCCTTTGTAGTTTCTTCCAATCAGTGTGATATCAGTTGATTCAGTATTGATTGTGCCGTCAATCAAATCTACCAACAATGTGCCATCTGTTTTGTTTATTTTGTAACTCATTATGGTGTTTGTCCTGTGTAAATTATATAATTCATAGTCAAATAAGGGTTCATTACATCTTGTGCTTGACCCAATGTAGGATTATTCACTCCACCGCTGGTAGCGATAGCTGAACCTTGTCCTGCACCTGTGGGAGCATCATAAGTGATTGCTGTGACTTCGCCTGCGCCTATGCCTGGCACGTCTCTAATAGCGTAGTATTGAGCACCTGCTGCTCCTTGCAGATCATGTTCGTGTTCAGGTAAATTTTGTATGGGAATAACTTTGCTTTCATCACCACCAAATCCACCCACTGAGTCTGCAGCTGAAGCAGTTACTCTGTTGGCTCCGGTACCACCCATGTTGTCTTTGCCCAAAGGCAATCTGCCTCTCATGTCTGGCAGTAAAAAATAAGATCCTCCACTGGGAGGTGTACCAAAGCTGGTGCCTATCACAGCAAACAATTCTGGATAAGTGGATCTCAAAACTTCTGATCCATCACACAATAGCCAATATGCTGGCGCTGAGGATCCAGCATAAGGGAAAACGCTGCCTGTGGGTATTTTAGCAATGGCGTTGAATAGATTATCTCTATTGATTTTAAAAACTCCTGTGGTGCCTGAAACTCTATTAAAAATAAATTCATCACTGGATAAAGAACTAGCTTGAGCAGTTTTGCTGGCAATAAAACTGTTGCTGACCGAAGTCACAAAACTTTTTACTGTGCCGCCTGTTTGACCATCAAATGTGAAACTTGGAGCACTCACATCACCACTCATTTCAAATGTGGTCAGACTGGTTAATTTGTTGCTGGTTCCGGAAGCTCCGCTCACTGTGCCTGTGATGTTACCCACCACGTTGCCCACAAATGAGTTGGCATATATGTTCAAATATCTATTGTTGACTGTGCCGATGTTGTAGGTATTGTTGCTGTTGGGCATGATGTCTCTGGCAGTGATGTTGTCTTGAAATGTTGCATCATCTCCCACATATAATTTTTTTGCAATGCCCACTCCACCCTTCACTATCATTGCACCTGTGCTCACGCTGTTGGCATCAGTCACTGCATCCACATACAGTTCACCACTGGTTTTGATATTGCCTGTGACATCCAATGCTTCAGCT